AGACGCAACCACAGTTTCAGCAATCTAAAGGCCCGATATTGGTTATGATCTCATCGGAAGACGAGATGGCTAGATATCCTGTAGCTGCTGGTGCGACTGTATATCTAATGGCTATGAACCTTGGCAGCTTTTGGGTCAAGACCACTGATGCAAACGGCATTCCGCTGGCTCCGAGAAAGTTTAAGTTTACTGAGGAAGTTCCTGAACCGCCTGTCACAAGAGCAGAGTTTGAATCGCTGTCTGAACGGCTGAATAAGCTCATCGGTGAGTTAGGAGGTGCGAAATGATCAACGGGAACTTTATTAATTTCCTGAACTTCTTAGGAGTCATGAAAGGTAATAGCCCGCAGCAAACTGTAATGGCTCTTTTGCAGCAGGGGCTTAATTCTGGAAGGATTAATCAGCAGCAGTATAATGCAATGACTTCCGGACTTCAAAATGGAGCCAATCCCAATACCCTAATTCAGCAATTGATGGGTACTGGGGTCGTAAACCAGCAGGATTATGAACTGGCAAAACAGGGCATATCCAATCTCCAAAACAATAGATGATAGGTCTTCCACTCGACATACATAGGAACTTATCGCTTGTCTTATGGAGGGTAGCATTATGAGCTTGGTCGATGGTAATGGCCTCTCAGCAGCAGATATTGCTGCAGTAACTGGAAACAACGGAAATAGTTTTGGATTTGGAGGAGACGGAGCTTGGCTGATCCTGATTCTTCTCCTGTTCGCTGCATTTAACGGAAACAATGGATGGGGCGGAAATGGCGGCAATGGCGGAGTTGTTTATGCTGGCATGCCTTATGGTGGAATGCAGCAGGGCTTTGATCAGCAGGCTATCATGTCTGGTATCGGAGCGATCCAGGCAGGACAGGCTAGCGCTGCAGTAGGTCAGTGCAATCAGACGACTACGTTCCTGCAGTCTTTCGCAGAAATGTCAAACCAGATGTGTTCGAACAAATTCGATACAATCACAACTTTGAATAACGGGCACAATGCGATCCTTCAGCAGATGGGCACCTATGAAATGGCACGTCAGCAGTGTTGCTGCGAGAACAAGCAGCTGATTGCTGATCTTAAGTACGCCGTAGCTCAGGAAGCAGCTAATACCAGAGCTGTTGTCCAGCAGACTGGTCAGATGGTTATGGATAAGATGTGCCAGCAGGAGATCGATGCTCTTAAGACTCAGGTATCTGAACTTCAGACTCGGCTTAATATGGCTAATCTTGCTGCTTCACAGAGTGCTCAGACTCAGCAGATCGTTGCTGACAATGCCGCTCAGACTTTGGCTCTTCGCCAGATGTACAACAGATCGTGTGGCTGCGGTTATCAGAATCCTTGTGGATGCCAGGCTGTAGCGTGAGGAGGTGACGCATATGGCTGAATTTTCAGCAGTTGCCGACCAGACTGTCAATCCCGGCGAAGATTTTATCTTTACCACCACAAGAGTTGGATGTAACGACAGATCTGTGCGTCACAGAAATGAATCTAGTGATTTTTGGCTCAGTGGAGCGGTTCGCTGCAGATGCCAGCAGTCTGCTTATTATGCCGTAGATTTCGGATCAAATGTGGCTATCCCGGACGGAGGTACTGTAGCTCCTATTCAGGTTGCACTGGTAGTTGGTGGATCTGTTGATCCTGCTAGCATCATTGAAATTACTCCAGCAGCCGCTGGAACCTATACCGGTATCAGCAAGGCTCTTGATATTCCGGTTTGGGCTGGATGCTGCCAGTCGCTTAGTCTTAGAAATGTTGGAACTGAGCCTATAACAGCCAGAAACACTGTGATCGACATTGATCGTCTGAATAACAGGTAGAAAGGAGGATATTATGGACACAAATGAAATTATGAACACTCTCGATGAAATGGATCGTTGTGCTGTAAGAGAGCTCAAGACTCTTACTCAGAAATCCACCCTTTCTGCTACCGAGATCAAAGCAGCGACCGATGCCGTGTGCTTGCTTCTCAAGACTCAGATGTATCGCAATGGCGGCAGTGAGATGGATATGGATGGAAATTCATTCCGGATGTGGCCCGGAGTTCACTCTATGAATTCCATGAATACGGATGAATGGAGTAATGCTAGAGGCAGGTCTCCGGTAACAGGCCGCTATGTATCTCGTGATACTGGTTATAGCAGCCATAGCATCAATGATAAGATGATCGCTAGGCTGGAGATGGCGTATGACGATGCTGCTTCGCAGTACGAGCGCGAAGAGATCCGTAAGGAAATCGAACACCTGAGGAACAGAAGTAACTGATTGACACGTGGAGGGATGGCTACTTAGCTGTCCCTCCTGTTTTATGGAGGTAGCAACTAAGTGAATACACAAGCGATTATCACAGTGTTGATAACAGCGTTAACATCCTCCGGATTCATGTCACTAATCATTTACCTTCTTCAGCGAAGAGATAGGCGTAAAGAGAAAGAGGCAGCAGATACATCCGCCCAGACCAGAATGCTTATTGGATTAGGTCATGACCGGGTAATCTATCTAACCGATAGGTATGTTAGACGAGGGTCAATAACCTTAAAAGAGAAACGTAATCTCGAATATTTGTATGCGCCATACAGAGATATGGGTGGAAATGGTGATTGCAAGATTGGTTACGATGCATGCCAAAGCCTTCCGGTAGTCTCAGAAGAGGTTGCCGAAGGTATGGACATTGAACTTAGACGAAAGGAGTATGACTATGAAGTTGAGTAATAAAACTTACGATCTTCTTAAATGGATTGCTCAGATTCTTCTTCCGGCGGCAGGGACCCTTTACTTTGCATTGTCAAAGATCTGGGGACTTCCGTTTGCCACGGAGATTGTAGGCACGATCGCCGCAGTAGATACATTTATGGGAGCACTGCTCGGTATTAGTTCTGCAAACTACAAGAAACTCACAGACGCAGAGGCGAATTAAGCCTCTTAATTTTAGGAGGCTAAATTCAAAATGAATGATTATCTCGAGCATCACGGCATCCTTGGAATGCGATGGGGTGTACGCCGATTTCAGAACGAAGATGGTAGTTTAACTTCGGCTGGAAAGAAGCGCTATTCTTCGGACGGTATTAAAAAAGGGATTGGAAAAGCCCTTGACCCCAGTATTCCTCAAGGCAAGGGCAAGGCAAATATTTCGCCAGCTGAAAAGATCGGAAAAGAAACAGTAAACATTTCTTCGTCGGCTGAAAAAATACTTGATAACTATGGAAATATTTCTAGAAGCAGAAAACAGAAGAGAAATCAGTATGCAAGAGAAGCGGAAAGTATGACTGATGCCGAGCTTAGACAGCGAATTAATAGGATTCAAATGGAAACGCAGTATGTCAATCTACGCAGCAGTGATCTTGATGCTGGATATGAACGCGCTAAAGACGTTATAGGTTTGGTTGGTGGTGTAGCCGCTATTGCTACGTCGGGCCTCACTGTTGCTTCAGCGGTTCGTAAGTTACGTAGCGAATAATAATAGAAAGGAGTTGAAACTGGATGTTATCAAACACGGCAACTCCTATTTATTATGGACAGTTCAGAGATAAAGTCATCCGTGGAGAAATTCCTGTATGTCAGGAAATCTCTATGGAGATGAACCGAATTGACGAACTAATTGCAGATCCCAGATACTATTACGACGATGAGGCTGTCGAAGGCTGGATACGCTTTTGTGAAAATGAGCTGACCCTAACCGACGGCTCTCCTTTTGTTTTACTTGACTCGTTCAAGCTATGGGGTGAAGAGGTCTTTGGCTGGTATTACTATGTAGAGCGTAGTGTTTACGTGCCCTATGAAAATCGAAGGGGCGGCCGCTATGTTACAAAGATGGTGCTACATCGCCTTATCAACAAGCAGTATCTGATCGTAGCGCGAGGCGCTGCAAAGTCGATGTACGACGCTGCTATACAAGGCTACTTCCTTACTGTTGATACTAGTACAACACATCAGGTTACGACTGCTCCTACGATGAGACAAGCGGACGAGGTCATGTCTCCTCTTCGAACTGCTATTGCCAGGTCATTAGGACCCTTCTTTAAGTTCCTAACAGAAGGCAGTATTAATAATACAACTGGCTCAAAAGCTAATCGAGTTAAATTAGCTTCAACCAAGAAAGGTGTTGAAAACTTCCTTACTGGTTCACTTCTGGAAGTTCGTCCAATGTCTATAGACAAGCTTCAGGGATTGAGATCCAGAATTAATACTGTCGATGAATGGCTGTCTGGCGATGTCCGAGAGGATGTTGTTGGCGCTTTGGAGCAGGGTGCATCTAAGAATGATGACTATTTGATCATCCTGACTAGTTCAGAGGGAACTGTTCGAAATTCTATAGGCGATACAATCAAAATGGAGCTTATGGACATACTCAAGGGCAAGTATAAGAATCCATACGTCTCAATCTTCTACTACCGTCTTGATGACATAAAAGAGGTTAATGATCCTGCTAACTGGGTTAAAGCTAATCCAAATCTCGGAAAGACGGTATCTTATGAAGTTTACCAGAAAGATGTAGAACGAGCTGAGAATGCTCCGGCTACTAGGAACGATATTCTGGCTAAACGTTTCGGTATTCCTATGGAGGGATACACCTACTTCTTCACGTATGAAGAAACTCTTCCGCATAAGAAGAAAGAGTTCTGGCAGATGCCTTGCTCAATGGGATGTGACCTTTCCCAGGGCGATGACTTCTGTGCTTTCACTTTCTTATTCCCACTTGGTAATGATTACTTTGGTGTAAAGACTCGAAGCTACATTTCTGAGCGAACACTAATGAAGCTCCCAATGGCTATGCGGCAAAAGTATGAAGAGTTCATGGAAGAAGGAACCTTGATTGTAATGCCTGGAACAACGCTTGACATGCAGCAGGTTTATGAGAATCTGGATAACCACATCAATGTAAATAGCGTGTACGATATTCGGTGCGTTGGGTATGACCCGTACAACGCTAGGGAATTTGTTGAACGCTGGTGTAGCGAAAACGGCGAATTCGGCGTGGAGAAGGTTATTCAGGGTGCCAAGACGGAATCAGTACCTCTTGGTGAAATCAAAGCATTAGCCGAGGATCGAAAGCTTCTCTTTGACGAAGAGCTTATGACCTTTACTATGGGTAACTGCATTGTCATCGAAGATACTAATGGAAACAAGAAGCTGCTCAAGAAACGCTACGATCAGAAGATTGATAACGTAGCTGCCCTTATGGATGCTTGGGTAGCTTATAAGCTTAATAAGGATGCGTTTGAATGATGTATAACGATTATCTTGAGCACTATGGCATCAAGGGCATGCGATGGGGTGTACGAAGGTATCAGAATAAAGACGGGACGCTAACGTCTGCCGGTAAAGAAAAGTATTGGAAGCGTAAAGAAACAATTAAAGAGCATCAGAGGTCGATAGCTAATCTCGAAAGATATAAAAATCGTAATCAAAAAGTTTTGGAAGATCTAGATCAAAATCACGAAAAAAGTAAAGTGTTTAAAAAGGCTTTCGGGGTGGACGCAAGGCGGGATCCAAAACTGCTGGGATATCGCGATCGCAAAGAAATGGAAGATATTATGCGCGCTGATATTAAAAACGAGATTAAAGAGTTTGACAGCAGCATTGCCGATTATAGTAGAAGAATTGCAGCAATAAAAAACACTCCTATACATGAATTGACATACGAAGAAGCAGCCACTATTAGGCAAGGAAAAGCCAGAGTGATGACAAAATACATAGCAGGAAGCGCTGTCGGAGCATCGGTACTTTTGTCTACCAGGGGGTATATGGGAATGACAGCTGCTGTCGGCATGGCCGGTGTAGCATCTATGGTAGGTGCAGCCGGTGTTAATCGCGCACTACAGAAAGCTAACGACCGAGATTATAGAAAACGATTTAATAATCAGCCGAGAGGTGCAATATACGATTAACAAAGGTGGTGAAAACACATGCCTACATATTATGCTATAGAACGCAGTGCGTCGCTTTATCACCATGGCGTAAAAGGTATGCGCTGGGGTGTGCGAAGAACGAAAGCACATCAACTGACTGGCGTTCGCCGTAAAATACGAACCGATGGTAAAAATCAGCAGACAGCAGAGGAAGCAAAACGTGCTAGACGTCGAAAGATTGCTAAACGCGTTGCGATTGGTGTCGGCGCAGCAGCTGCTATTGCGGGAACTGCATATGCTGTAAAAAGGGCAAAGGATATACGTGAATATGGAAGACAGCTAAAAGAAGCGGACGCTATTGATCGCAAGATAAAGAGAGAGCATCCGGATGTATCTTTCGGAGATATGCCTGGAAGCACAGTAGCTAAAAACTGGGATAGGTATACTCTTCGTACTAAGGCGAAACTAGAACGTGACAATAGAAAATATGGCGGTGGCGCTGCATTTCATTATTACGATCACTGGGGCGTAGGTACTAAAAAGAACGATACGTTTTCGACAAAAGTTAGAAGACGTCTAGACGCGCATAATGCGGCAAAACAGGCAAAAGCGTCTCATAAAGCAAATCGTGCCAAAGAACAAGCCGAATATATACGCAATATGGCTTCGAAGACCGCGTTAAAAAACACGTCACATAACCCTGGCGATAAGCCGTATCTTGACTCTAGCGTAGCTGCAGCGAAACGTTTTGCGAAACAATATAATGCAGATCGGCCTAAACTTCCAGCCAGCGTCCCAAAGAGCAATAAAGGACATCGCTTAAATATTTCACCAAAAGCGAAAGAGAGAGCGGAACGAACGCTGAATCCGGTTGCGGAAGAATTACTTAGGAAGAATGCAAAGCGTCTGAGAGACGCAGGGTATTAATGTCGGAGGTGAGCACTCGTGAGTAGAATTGATTGGGACCAGACAGGCTCTAGAACTTATGAAGCTGGTGTCAACCACGGTGTTCTGTATACCGATTATTCCGGTACTTTTACCAACGGTGTTGCCTGGAATGGACTAACCGGCATCGATTGCGAGGATGACGACCGAGAATCCACACCTCTATACTCTGGTGATATTAAGGCCGGTTTACTGTTTGATTCGGGTGGATGTTCCGGTACTATAAATGCTTATACGTATCCGGAGGAATTTGAGGCCTGTATAGGATCCGAAGAAGTGCTACCAGGACTTTATATGCAGCAGCAAAATCATCCAGCATTTGGGTTGTCATATAGAACCAATGTTGGCAATGATACCGCTGGATTAGAGCATGCCTACCGTTTGCATCTTATTTATGGCGCAGTAGTGACGAGTAATTCGGTAAGCAGATCTACAATTAATGATTCGGCTGAAGCATTAGAATTTTCATGGGACTTTGAAACTATGCCACAAGAAGTTGGCGATTATAGTCCGTTTTCGGAATTGATAATTGACTCTAGAAAATTCAATTCGGATTTCATGGATCAGCTTTGCGACATTCTTTATGGAACCGATGAAACACCAGCCCGTTTGCCGAGTTTAAGCGAACTCATAGAATTGTTTACTGAAATCGATACGAGCGTTCCGCCAGAATATGAAGGCTATCCGTACGAGAATTTATACCCATCACAGAATATTTATCCGTATAGTGCAGCGCCATAATATGACGACTCTTAAGATTAGCAACTGTAGATACTGGCGGATACAATTTCGGACAGAAGATCGTAAAAGGGAATACCAAACAGACAGAATCTGCCGGTGCAAGTGGTACCGGTTTAAACATGCCACCATATAAGACGGTTTACAACTGGGAGAGAACGAAATAAGGAGGAAACTTCAAAATGGGTTTAATTGATCGGTTCCAGCATGCCTGGAACGCCTTCATGGGGCGAGACCCGACTCGATATCGGCTTGATCTTGGTCCTAGTACCTATAGGTATCCAGGACGAAGTAGACTTAGTCGCGGACATGATCGATCGATGGTTACGTCGATTCTGAACCGTATTGCGGTTGATGTGGCCTCAATAGATATAGAACATGTACAGCTGGATGAAAACGATCGCTATGTTGATACTATTGATTCATATCTTAACGAGTGCCTTACCGTTGAAGCAAACATAGACCAAACAGCGTTTGACTTTAAACTCGACATGGTCTACACGATGCTAGATGAAGGCACGGTAGCAATTTTCATTACATCAGCGACTAATGACCCGCGAAAAACACAAAGCTATGACATAGGCTCTATGCGAGTTGGAAAGGTTGTAGAGTGGTACCCTCGGCACGTAAAGGTGAACGTCTACAACGACATGACTGGTAAGCATGAAGACGTGATAATGCCTAAGACGGCGGTTGCTCTTGTGCAGAATCCTTTCTTCCAGATCATGAATGAGCCAAACTCGTTTTACCAGAAGCTACTTCAAAAGCTTAGAATGTTGGACGTTCTAGATGAACAGTCCAGCTCCGGAAAACTGGATTTGATCATCCAGCTTCCTTACGTAATAAAGTCTGACGCTCGCCGCGTACAAGCGGAGCAACGACGTAAAGACATAGAGATGCAACTCTCAGGTTCCCGATATGGTATCGCCTATACCGATGGAACAGAGAAAATTACTCAGCTCAACAGGTCTGTTGAAAACAATCTCTTTACTCAGGTCGAATACTATACAAAGCAATGGCTTAATCAGCTTGGCATTCCGGAAACGGTGTTTAATGGCGAAGCTGATGAGAAGACTATGCTCAATTACCAAACCAGAACTCTTGAACCGATCATTTCAGCAATCGTTGATGAGATGAAACGTAAGTTCTTGACAAAGACTGCAAGAACCAAAGGCCAGTCCATCATGTTCTTCAAAGATCCGTTTAGTCTGGTTCCGGTTAATAACATAGCCGACATTGCCGATAAGTTTACCCGTAATGAGATTCTTACCAGCAATGAGGTTAGACAGATTATTGGCTTTAAGCCGTCTTCTGATCCAAAGGCTGACGAGTTGGTTAATTCCAACATGCCTCAGGAAGATCCGAGTATGATGCCGGAAGAAGAATTGTTGCCTGATGAAGAGGGCTATGCAGAACCGGAATACGAGGATCCAATGTCAGTACCTGTTAGTGAGCTAGCAAATCAATAG